AGCAGAAAATCTCACAAGAAAATTGCTCAATGCCATAAGAACAAAGGATGCTGGAAAGTTTTCCAGATCCGTTAGGAAAACCAATGCAGATTCATGAAATAACACGCAAGCCAATAAAAGAAGATGTAGTGTCTGGGCTTACCAACATGCTGTACAAATCAGCAGGGGTAGCCAATCCTTTGGATTCCTTGGACCAAACCCGTCTTGGACCAAAAGTTGCTAGTAATTTACGTCAAGGTGCCGCTGGCGAAATGAACAAGACATTACTGGCACCATTGGCCAAAGAAATGCAAAAACGTTGGGCACAAAATGTTCAGCAACTACTGTTGAAATCTGTCGACCCAAAAACGAACGATCCTGTTACGTCAGCGGCTCAACTTGATCGTGGTGTACTGGAAAAAGAATTATATCAGTTTGTAAATGCCCTGGCTGGTGTTGACATTGGCGAATTAAAAGACGATGGATCTGGGCAGGCCAACTTGTTAAAAACTGAAATCAAGCCACAGATCACCGCTGCCATTGCCAACACACAAAAACCCAATCCTGGAGCTGATGTTTGGCTGCCCCTGGCCACAAGTATTCAACGTGCCAAAAGCATTAAAAACTTCAGTCAAGGGGCTGACGATGCTGCCAACAATCAAGTTGCCACAGTGACATTTGACCCTAGCGGTAATGCGTTGTATAATGGCAAACCCTACAACGCCAATGACCCTTCTCACAAAATGGCATTGACACTGCAACAAAAACTACTGAAAAACCCGCAGCCTTAACATGAAATATCTAGCTAAACTATTAGAAGGCGGCAATGTCTTTAAAGACAAGCAGGGCCAGCCACTCACACAACGTATCAATCAAGCAGATGTGCCTGCAACTATTGCTTATATCGAAAACATTCTGGGAATTCAATTTCCTCCGGAACGTTGGCTGGGATCCACAGGTCGCAAACCCACATCTGGCGATTTAGATCTTGCTGTGGACCTAAATGAAATTGATAAAGATCAATTGGCTGGTGCATTACAAAAGATTGTGACCAGTCAAAATCTTGACCCGCGTGAATGGGTTGTGAAAAAAGGCGAAGTACATTTCCGTACTCCCATTGCCGGCGATCCCAACAAAGGCTATGTGCAAACTGACTTTATGTTTTTTCCTGATCTAGACTGGGGCACGTTCTATTATGGCGGTGCTGACGGCTCCGCATACAAAGGCATGCATCGTAATGTGCTAATGAGTTCAATGGCCAAGGCCCTGGGGTTCAAAGTGGGTGCAAATGGCATGTTCAGTCGATCAACTGAAGAACTGGTCAAAGGCGGCCTGGATGCCAGCCAGGTGGCACGAGTGTTATTGGGTCCTGCATTCACAAAAGAAAATTTAAAGAATGTGGAAAGCATCTACGCCGCATTGAGCAATGATCCCAATAAAGATGCCAAGCTAAAAGACTTCCGTGAATATCTAGCACGTGAAGGATTAAAAGAACCTCAACTGTCAGTGTCAGAAGATGATGTGAGTTTCCTAGGACGCCTGCGCGATCGTATTGTCAATCGTGGCTATGTTGCTCTAGTAGAAGCAGAAGAGCCTGGTGTGGGCGGCAGAGCCAAGGGCATTGAACACTTGGAAGATCTAGTGTTTCGTCGTGGCACACAAGGCATTCAAGACGCACTGGAAATTGTACAACACGCCACTGAAAATCCCAAAACAACCACTGCCAAGTGGGACGGCAAACCTGCTGTGATCTGGGGTCGTAAACCCGCCACAGGCGAGTTTGTGTTAACTGATGGGTCAGGATTTGAAGCTAAAGGCTACGACGGTCTTGCCACCAGTCCAGAAATGATGGCAGCTATTCAACGCACACGGTCAGGAAATCGTGATGAACTGATCAACTTGTATGCACAGCTATTCCCTGTGCTGGAAGCTAGTTTGCCCGCCAATTTCCGTGGCTATGTCAAAGGCGACTTGTTGTACATGTCAACACCTCCTGAGATTGCAGGAAACTATGTTTTCCGTCCCAACACTGTTGAGTACAAAATTCCAGCTCGAAGTAACTTGGGACAACGCATAGCCAACAGTGACATTGGCATTGCAGTACACAGCATGTACTCTGATGCAGGCGATGCACGTCAGCCGTTAAAGGGTGTGACGTTTAATGAAGTTCCTGGACTCATGCTAGAGCGTCCTGCAACTCCCCGGGCGCTGACTGCTGAACCTGCCAAAGTAAAACAACTCAAGCAGTTGATTCGTACAGATGGTGCTGCCATTGCTACCTTGTTTAACCCTGCTGAACTGCGGGCACACAAGATCACCGACCTTGCCAAACTGTGCGTGGACTACATCAACACCAAGGTTGGTGCACCACTGAATCCACAAACACTGTTGCCTGAGTTTGGTGAATGGTTACAAAGCAAGGTAACTCCCAGCAAGTTCCGCAACATTGTGGAATACTTGGAAAGCCCTACTAGCAATACCCCTGCACTGGCAGCGGCATTTACAGCGTTCTTGTTATTGCATGATCTAAAGATGGATATCCTAAAGCAAGCGGATCTAGAGCATCCGGGACAAGAAGGCTGGGTCATGGCCACCCCTGCAGGCTATGCCAAAGCTGTGAATCGATTTGACCCCAATGCTTTTGCCGCTCAAAATAGGCAGAGAAATAACCCTCAAGGTGCGTGATTTTTGCCAAAAGGCTAAATAAAAGCAGGTCCTCCGAGACCACAAACTTAAAGGAAAATTAAAATGGCTTATATTACCCCTGTAAATGGTGACGCACAACCGGTATTTGCACTAGACGTACAAAACGGTCCTGTTTCTCCATCCGCTTCTACTGCCGCTACACCAGTACAACCTGCTGGTCCTAAGCTGGACTTCTTCCGCGCTGTTGCCAACACTACTGTTGTGTCACAACAAGGCGTGCAAGAATATGTTGCTAACGTTATCAACGCTATTCAACAAACTGCCACAATCGCCATGTACCAAGTTGATGGTACAGTATTGAGCTTTGCTACATACCCAACAGGCGCTTTCGGCAATGCCAGCACACAAGCTGCTGGTTTCTTGAGTGCTGCCAACATCACCTACACAGGTTATCAGTTGGACAGTTGCACAAGCGTTGGCTTCAAGCTATCGACCTAATCAATCACTGATTAACAACAAAACCCAGGTTAGAAATATCCTGGGTTTTTTGTTGGCCGTTAAATACTCCTATAATGCGAATATTGTGTAGAACTCTTTTTGACTGCTCGGCCACTGGTGTCACGGGACACTATAGACCCAGCCAAGTGCCGTTTCAGGATGGTGCAGGCAACACAATTGAAAATCAAAATGCCTGGATGTTTGCCAGGAATCAACAGCGCAATTGGGAAACACTCAACCAGTTGATCAGCCTGCGCACACAGGTGTTTGATGTAGAGCCAGTGATCAGTGCTCCAGGAGAATGGCGCTTTGAATTCTCTGTAGAACATGCTGAAGTCTACAACACTGACCTGTCGGGACTTATTGCAGAATGCGCAGGAGTACCCATGCTCACAGGGCTTACTGAAACACTCACAACTCAATACACACTGGTAACTGACGGCCCGGATCAGAACATTTGGTTTGAACCCATAAATAAATGATGGGAGCCTACAATGGACACAACTGATATTGAGAAAAAGAGTCTTGAAGCACATGTTGAATTGTGTGCCGAACGATATAAGTTACTTGAACTTAAATTAGAGACTCTTGAATCTAATGTTGACAGTTTAAAAACCACCATTAATGAAGTGCATGACATGGTGCAAATAATGGCAGCAAAACGCAATGATCAATTGGTCACCTGGGGATCGGGTATCATTGGCATGTTGTTGGCCACTGTTGGCTGGCTAGTCACAACGTATGTATTTAAATGAACAAACAAAACAAGCTAGAAGCCTTTGCCGCAAAAGAACTACTCAATTTAACTGATAAATTGATTGTGGATGATGGCCGCGGCGGCATTATTGCATTTGGAAAATACAACATTATTCCCGCAGATTACAAGTTCCGAGTTGAAATTAAAAATCAAGATACCATCTCTTTTGGCAGCAAAAAAAGTGCTATCAGCTGGTGCATTGCTGATCAGCACAATCAAAACAATCTCGCACGATACATACTCACACTAGATACCAAAAAACATAGCCTAGCGGCGGATATACACTGCCGACAAGCCCTGGCCAATCGTAGCAATCGCGAAGATTTCTACGAATGTGTTTCCACCAAAATTCAAAGCAAGATAGATCGTCTGTCAGCCTTGGATGCCGAATTAGAGAAATGTTTAATTTCGGCTAAATATATGCAAATTA